TCCGGACAACTCTTCACGTATAGCCGGCTAACAGCTGCCTTAATCTCAGCGACAAGTTCATCAGTTATCAGGCCAATTAGCATGACAGTCATTGGCTTATCCCCACCCGTTTTGTCTCTGTAGGAAAGAAACAGGCGGCTCCTCATAAACCAGACTTCATCTTCCGGATAATATTCCGGGCTCAGATAACGTTTGTAGTGTTTCATAAATTCTTCAACAACTTTATCTGCTGGAACTGTTGAAGCTCCGTCATACAAATCGCTGTATTCAAATACGGCAATTTCAAAGTCTTCCATTTCTGTTAAAGAGCAGGAAACAAATTAAAGCCTCTCTGCTAAAACAGAGTATGGAAGCACGTCTACATGCGATTTTATTGCGCAGTCCACCTATTCTTTTTGATGAATTTATGAAAGACTGTCAAAAAGAATACGATGCTCCAGCACACTCCTTGACTGAGTTGCGGAGTCGGGAAAATAAGAAGAAGCGTGGAGATATTTTTGAGGAATTCTGTCGCTTATACCTGTTAAAGGTGATGGAGTATACAGATGTGTGGCTTCTACCGGACCTTCCAGCAGATATCCGTGCCGAGCTACAGTTGCCAAAGCGGGATATGGGAATTGATATTATTTGTCGGCGTGCCGATAAATACACAGCTGTTCAGTGTAAGTATAAGAAAGTTTCAGGGAAGGCGGTCAGTGTTCCGTGGCGCGAACTGTCTACATTTCAAGGATTGTGCGCGAAGACGGGGCCGTATGAAAAACATATTGTTATGACAACGGCGAACTTTGTGCGCCATCAAGGAGCCAAAGGTGAAAAAGATTTGAGTATTTGTTTAGCGGGTTTTAGAGGACTTTCATCGGGAGATTGGACTAAAATGTGTGGCCTTTCCGGCAATACTATTGCGGATGTTATCACACATGTACCACTAACACAGGAGGAGATGAGGGCTGCTCGGCTATTGCGGTTTGGAGTGGTAGGTAACGAACATGGAAGCGCACATCTTCCGGCGGAGAATCCATTGTAGGATACACTGGATAAATCGCATAATGCTGACCAGACTCCGATGAAATATTTTGCGAAGGAGAAATCTTCCTATAAATCTCCATTGTAATACGATGCTTGTCTTTGAGATCACTTGCCTCCTTGATTGTGGGATCATTTTTCTTATACCACGGAATCAAACGCGATGAGATGAGGTACTTGTTACCCTCATACTGAGGCATAGTGGCATTAATCTTCTTCTTCAGTTTGTTTGTAAGAAAGTCATTGGCTTCTCCAATAGTCTTGAAACCCGGCCCTTCCTTAACAGTTGCAAGAAGGTCCTTCTTCGCCTGTTTGTCAGCCTTCTTCTGTTCCTGATTTGTCAGATTTTCACCGTGGCACGTACGATAATCATCCCTTGTAGCATATCCGTTCCCGTACTTCTTAGAGAAGTTATGGGCACGACTTTCAAGAATATTGACATCGTTATAGAAGGGTGTAGGACAGAAGACACGAGGAATACCCCTGTAAGTTTCAATATCTTCTCCCGTTTCCAGATTGGGGCGCTTAAATCCCTTAATATGTCCTAGCTGTCGTTGTTGCTGATAGCCATCCTCCGGTGACGTATGCTTGTTATAAATAGCATTTGAGAAGGAGCCCCAAACGGGATGAACAAGTGTTTGTGCCCTCTCAACTGTAAGACGACCAGTGATAATAAGGGCTTTCCTATCAAGATGATATGTCCAATACATCTCTGCAACGATGTCATTGAGTTGCGCATCACTATCAGGCTTGAGCTTCTCATCGCGAATGTACCGAATCATCTCTGCGGACTTCATCTCCTTGTATTTCATAAAAGGGACATCAAACACTGTATCTCTGTCAATAAAGAGACGACCTAGAAATCCATCAGTAGTACGTTCTCCATTGCTAACCAGCACACTACATTCATGAGTATTCCAGAAATCAGCAACAGCCTGATGGGAAACTCTTGTAATGTTACCAGGAGCAAATGTTACACTGCCCGGATCAAGAATATCAGGATACTGGTCAATAATCCTGTTATGATAGGTAAGAAGAGCCATATCTTCTGTCTTCAGCTTGTTACGGTCAGCATAGTCTTCCCAAAACTCTGGAAGCGTAACCTTGGACGTCAGATTCTCCTTAAAGATAAAGTTACACTCTTGAAAGAAGAGATAATTCGTTGTATCCGTTAGTGTTGGAACAAGAATGAAGAAGTTAGACCAACCCTGTTCAGGAGCCCAAATCTTATCCGGCGTAGCAGTGATAATAACTACCCGTTCAACACACTCATAGGAAACAAGCTCATTGATAAGAGGGCGGTTCTTTTCCACGTACTTGTCAAACTCATCAAAGTAGAACCGAAGCTTACGCTTCTTAATAAACTGTGAATTGCTCTCCTCGACATGCTTAGCATACTCAATAAGTTGCCTAATTCGGAGTGCTAGAGTACAATTTACAATATGTTGCGGATGATCCGCCCTAGAAACGGTAATCTTGAGATCATTGATATTCTTATAATCACCACGAGAACTAAAGGTGACAACTCTGTGATCCTTCTCAAACTTCTCCCACCGAGACTTGCTCTGAATTGTATGTGCTAGACTCTTCATTGTAGAAAGGAAAGTAATGGTTGAAGTCTTAGAGGCTTCAGCCTGTGAAGTCTCTGCTAGTTCTAGCAGATCAGTAACTTCATCATCTTCAATGATAGGCTCATCTCTATTGTTCTCAAAGACCTCCTGCGTCTTACGATCTTGAACTTTCTTGATAATCAACTGAACCTTCTGTGTCAGCAATTTCTCTAACTTCTCAAGGGCTTCGCCTTTGATTACCTTGGGCTTGGCGAAGGGCATTCTTACTTCTTACTTTTAATTTTGGTAGCTTAGCTAAGCTACGGGGTTCAAATTTTTTTTGAAGGGATAAAAAAATGTAATTTAATGTTTTTTTTGTTGTTCATAGTGAAATGCTTAGTTCAGATTCCACTGGTAGAACTTCGTGGCAAATGCCTTAGCACCAAACTTGGCTTTGAGGCCATTTAGCCATCTAATAAGAGCTTCTGGTTGGTCGCCATCAGTGATATAGTTGTCATCGTCGTCAATCAAAACGCAGACAGAATCCCCCACTTGGCTAAAGTGAATCGTTGGCTCCGGTACCTCTGTAGGCTTGAACTCCTCCTTTGCCTTAGCCTTAGGCTTTGCCTTGGCCTTTGGTTCAGGTGTAGGATTTACAGTATTTCCGCCACTGCCACCGAAATGCTGAATAACAGTTGATCCGTTATCGGGCTGAGGCTGAGTAGGCGACGGTGGCTTAGGCTGAGGAGGCGTCTTCTTCTTCGCGTCCTCGTTCTGCTTCTTGATATAAGCCCACTTCTTCTGCATGAAATCCTTGGTATGATAGCGAATGAAGCCAATCATCTTCTTATTAATATTCGCCTCCTTAATATGCGACTTATTGATCTCAATGCCAAAGTAACTGTCAAGGCTTGAGTTGAAGGATACAAGATGGCGGGAACTGTTCAGTAGACAACGCCAGCCATAATCCCCCGACGTTGTGGGTGGAATAGGAATCTGTTCAATGACCTTGTTCATCCGGCAAATAAAGATACCGCCATCCTCAGCCTCCCAATCTGTCCACTTCTCAGTCTCCTTCTTCTCAATCTGGGACTTGATCGCACTATCAATCTTCATCTTGCCAATCAGCATGAAGCCAGATGGCTCATCATGGGCTTGGTTTCCCTCAGCGTTCTTATACACCTTCTCCCCATTACCGTTCACAAAGTAGAGACGGATATTATCATCCTTCTCATAAACCTCAACCATAGTACTCTGCTTGAAAGTACAAGTGTCCAGCTCAAGAATATCAATTGGTGTAAGAATAACACCCTTGCTATTATAAAGAAACTTGATAACCTTGCCTTCTAGCAAATCCTTAGAATACATGCGACTGAAGTACTTCTGAAAACTGCCATCTTCTAGCGATGCGATAAGTTCCTTCTCAATCTTCGGATGAAGCGGGATACGAGCAACCGTACCAGCTCCAACACAGTACTTGTTCCAAAGATCCTCATTGCGACGACTAGCCTCTGTTGCGATTAGTTCAAGGATATTATGAGTAACAGCCTTGTTCCAGTCAACGGTGATTGAACAGATATCTCCATCAAGAGTCTTTGAAACCACAGTGGTCTGGTGGCGATGCTGGGTAAGAAGAACCTTTGCTACCTTGCTACCGATACCGAAGCGCCCCTGTCGCTCATCCGAAGCCTCAGTGCGCCTGAAAAGCCGATGAGATAGAACAAGTTCATCCTTGGTCATTCCCTTGGCATTATCAACGATTAGCATCTCATGACTAGCAGTATCAATGTGAAAATCAATGTTCGTAGCACCTGCTCCAAAGCAGTCATCGATTACTTCGCTCAGTACATGCGGGGTCGTAAACCCGAATTCCAGAAGGTCCTGCACAAGGCCCGAGTAGTCAACTGCGTCATTACTAGTCATCTTGTCTATTATTTGCTTTCTCTGCTTTTACTTATTGTGGCGCCACTGTTCAAATTTTTTTTTCACCAAAAATATTTTTTATTCCCAACTAAATCATGTCCATTAAATTTAACTTCAACCTTCAGTTCTCAGAACTCAAGATTCAAGATTTAAGATTCAAAACTAAAGACTCAAGTTTCAAGACTCAAGTCTCAAACTTCTTTCAAATCCTAGACAAAAGGTATTGGGAAACGTCATATCCCGCAAACCTCCAGGCTGTATCGTAAGGCAACCATTTTTTTAATGCTTTCTTGTTCTATGCTTCCTTTGCTTTCGTCGTTGTGTCTTGCGTTTTCTTTCTTTTTTTGGTGGAAGCCGAGCGTTAGTTACGCTAGCACCAGTTATATAACCTTTTTGGTCACTCCGTGGTATTTTATAAGGGTTGCTAGTGCCAGCAAATCCGCCTATTATACCCGCTACGTCGGTCGGCAAGTCTTGTTTTTCACGGAATAATTGTTCTAACATAAGTTGACTGCCTGGTGGACGGGTTCCAACATCCCAGTAATCAAAAATTACATTACCTATCCCTCCACCTATTTGGTCTACTATTATTGAAATGCTTTCAGGTCCTCCTAGACCCCTTATTGCCCCTACATGTCCAAAACCCGTATTTGCTGGGCCACCACGACCTACTCCCCGCAAACGTACTAAATCACCTACTTGTGGAGCATTCGGTGTACCCGTACGAGGATCAATGCGGAAAGGGGCGGGAGGTATCCGTGGACCTGGATTAGGTGGAAACACCCATAGTTCTCCAGCCATCTATTATATCATAGGAAATTAGGTCTCTCCCTCCTTGTATACTGAAGGAGGCCCCTTTCCTCCTTAGAAGTTCTATAGTAGTGATGATAGCATTCAATGGGATCATCACTAATTTTATACTCTTGCTTCATTGCGATAGCAAATGTCTGGAGACCCTCATCAGGCAACACGGGAGGATTTTCCTTTAACCATAGCGCATGCTCGTAGCATCCATGCTTCTTGCCGTAGCGGAAGGTGTATTCGTCACCGATTGCTAGAGCCAGGTCGCACGCCCACATGTAGTTTTCTAGGGATGCGCGAATCCATTTGGTACACGGATGATGAAGATGAACTGGACGATACCCCCGACAACCTCCATTTCTAGCAGGAGCCTTTACCAAAGAGGGTGGCAGATCCAGCAGTTTCTGTGCTCGGGATACAGCGATAGCAGACTTGTTTTCCAGCAGTTCCAGATATGCGGAGACCCAGTGCGCGGAATATAACATTTGACAGGCTTCCAAAATCATTTTCACAACATGCTTGTCAGCGTGAGCCTCGGCTGCCTCTTTCGGAGATTTCGATAGGATAAAGAGATTCATTTCTTGCGCCCCTTACTTGCGTCAAGGGGTGGGTTTCAATTTTTACGCGTTTTCCGATGCTTCCTTTGCTTGCGTGTCCGACTACGATCACGTGTATTTATAAACGGACGACCTAAACGCGCCAACGCTTGTTTGGCGTCATTATCATCTGCGTTTGCTGCCAAACGATACAACCGAATAGCTTCTTCCATATTTCTATCAACACCTACTCCATGTTCATATAGTGTTGCTAGTTCAAATTGTGCGTCGGGCAAACCCTGTTGCGCCGCTAGCGTAAATAATCTCAATGCTTCGGCAACATTCTGTGCTACTACTTCGCCATCTCGTAGATATGCTCCCATCATTGTTAGCGCGGATGCGTGGCCTTTATCAGACGCCTTCTTCAAATAAATCATGGATTTTTTGAAATTCTTTGTTGCTCCTATTCCAAATAAATATCGTTGTGCTAAGGCAAACTGCGCATCCGCATTACCGCCTTCAGCTGCTGTTTCTGTTTCATCTAACGGTCCATCACGCCATCTTCCCACCGCTTTAAGCTGTTCATTAATATTATCGGGAACACCGGGCGGGGGTAGAACATTCGCTGATGTAGCAAAAATTTGTGCCCATCGCCTACATTCACCTTTGTGTCTTGGCCAGTCGGCAGTCTGATGGTCAGCATTACAATAATGCGCTACACTACATCTTACGCATCTGAATTTTGGTCCTTGGGCATCACAGCACGCACAGTGGGAACGATAATACTCTAGAAACTGGGGGCCTTCAGCCACTGGCCTCGGAACGCATGCCATATCTACTATCACACTTTTTTAAAAAAATAGTGATATTATATTTATTTTTACACTTACCAAGAGCGCGTTTGGCGTAGGCGGTAGCGGAAACGACGGCGTGTTTTAGGCTCAGCTAAAAACGCATTAACTTTGCTCTTATTGGCAGCCCCGCCAATGTTATTAGATACCTGATTTAGCGAAAGAGCAGGCTCAGCTAAAAACGCATT